GAGCGTGACCGAAAGCAATTAACGTCCTGGGAAGCCCTTGGCGGGTCGGCGGAGATGAACGGAAGTGGTGACAGATGGTGACAAGTACGGGAGCGCTTGGAAATGGTCGAAGAAGATGAAAGCAATCCGGCTGGATGGGCTTGGCCTGCTGTTCACAGTCAACAATGGTGCGGCGAGCATAAACCAAAAACCGGACAAACCGGACAGGACAAGTGATTTGTCCCGTTTGTCCCGTTTGTCCCGATGGGTTATTTCGAGTTGACCGCTACTCGATAGCACGTAGCCTATAGCCGCTTTTTGGCGGGTATTGGGGGGTGTCTCTGTCGCCAGAAAGCGATTCTGGCTAAGGGAACAACCCGTGACTACGTTCGTGCCCGCGGCTGAGGCCGCTTCTGGTGTCGATGCTGCTCGCCTGTCTCGCCAAGACGTGATTCACGCTTGGCAATCGTTTGGTGAGGCCGTCACTGTCTGGGAGGAAAGCAAAGCTCCCGTGCTGGTGGAGTGGGAAGGCGGGCTCTCCCGCTCGTTCGAGCTGCTTGAGCCGGCCGTGGTTCAGCTCATGCAAGATTTGCAGGACGACACAGTGATTGAAAAGTCGGCGTGGGCCATTGTCCTGGCGATTGATGAGTTTATCAAAGCCACCATTGAGTGGGCGGAGCAAGTCAAGGTCAATCCCCGCGGCACCAACCCCAGCGGCTCCAAAGCGGTCTGGGATGCCTATCGAGAGGTCCGGCCAGCAATGGAGGACCGGCTGCCGGAGAAGCTGGAATCCGTGGCCAGCCTGCTTTCCCTGCGAGGAATCACGCCACAGCAGGTCGCAGTGATTTACGACTGGTACGACGAGTCCGGCAATCCCGATGTGGATAAGGTCGAGGAGGAGCGGCTGAATCCCGGCCGGCACACGGCAGGGACTCGCAATCCAGCCAGGGTCAAGCGCGAAAAGGAAATTGAGGCCCGCTGGAAAAAGCGGTGTGAGGAATTTGGCGGGTATGACCCCAGTGTTTTTGACGGCTCGGACTCGACCGAGCAGCCTCCGCGGAAAGACCCGCCTGCACCCGAATCCTTCGAGGAGTTGCTTTCCTATGAGGGCATGACTCTTGAGCAAGTTGCTCGAATGAAGCAAGTCTCCATCGACGAAGTGCGAGAGCACGCTCGGGAAATCGCCGTAATGAACACTGACGTGGCCCGATTGATGGGCGCGGAGCTGGCGGCGGAACGGTTGACTATCGACCCGACCAAGGTCGCCCGCAAAAATCAGATTGAAGCCTCGCTGATGGAAACTTACGCTGGGCTCGAAACGAAAGAGCGGGTGTGGGCGATGGCCGACGACGGCTGGAATGTCGGTCGCATCTGCGCCGGCCTGCGAGCCCATGGCGTCGGTGTGTCCTACGAGGACGTTTTGCGGTATCTGAGCCAGAAGCCCGAGGTAACGAGTGAGCCAGGACAAACCGAAGAAGCCGAAGAAGCCGAAGAAGCTGGCCAACCCGGTCGCAAGGCGAACGCAAAGCGAGGTCGAGTATCGAGAAAAACAAGCTAGAGCGCTGGAGCTGCTGGCGGAGGGCTACACTTACACCGAAATCGGCAAAGAGATTGGCGTCTCTCACCCGATGGTGTCCAACTACGTCAAAGACGGCCTTGGACTGTACAAAGAGCGAATTGCCGAGAGCGTCGAGACTCTGGTTGCGATGGAATGGCGACGGCTCGAACACCAAGAAACCAAATTGTGGCGACTGGTGCGGAGCGCGGAAAACGATGCCTTCGACAAAGACGGTAATCGTGATTACAAGTCGATAGCCACGCTTTACGCTCGCCTGCAATCGCTAAACGCCGACCGATTGAAGCTCATCGAGAAAATCGACCCCGGCGCAGATATGTCGCTGGATACTCGGGTTTCGCTGGTCGTCGTCCGCAGCCGCCAGGAATTGCCAAAAATTATTGAAGCTACGGAGTTCGCGCAGCGAGTATTACACGATGAGCTTCCTGCCGAGGGCGCGCAAGAGCCAGAAACAGACGGTTGAGCGGGTTAAACTCGCTGACGGCACAATCCAGTGCCTACACCAAGTCTACGACAAGCAACTCCAGTTCATCAATTCCCGTGACTTCGTTACGGGTTTTGTCGCTGGCCGTGCTTCCGGCAAAAGCTATACCGGCGCGCTCAAAGTGCTGCACGACGCCAAGGATGGCTGGGAGGTCATGGCAGTTTCGCCAACCTACGTCATTGCCGAGGACACGACGTTTCCGACGTTCATCGAGGCTGCTTCCAGTGTTGGCCGGCTCATCAGGACCAAGCTGAGCCCGTTCCCGAGAGCCTTCTTCCGAACCGATGACGGTGGCCGAGCTGAGATTGCTTTCCGCTCGGGCGAAGACCCGGACAAACTTCGCGGACCGAGTAAGCCGATGCTCTGGATTGACGAAGCCTCGATTTGCCATCAGGACGTTTTCAAAATCGGTGTCGCCACCTTGCGGTATCGCGGGAAGATGGGCCAATGCCTGCTGACCTTCACTCCGAGAGGCAGAACGCACTGGACATTCAAGGAATTTTTCGACATGGTTGACGCCGGCGAAGCTGCCCGCCTGGCTGGTGTCGGCCTGCACAAGTTCGGGGATAGCTGGTATCGCCAAAAGAAAAATACCAGTCTCATCCAAGCCCACAGCTCGGAAAATCCCTTTGTGGCCTCGGAGTACGTGGACCTTATCAGCGGCGTTTATACGTCGGCAATGCGGGAGCAGGAATTAGCCGGTAAGTTCGTGGATGTGGCCGGGCTCTTGTTTTCCCGAGAGAATTTCCGGCTCATCCAACCATTTGACGTGCCCCGTGGCGCAATGCGAGTCCGCTACTGGGACCGCGCCGCGACGGCTGGCGATGGCTGTTACACTGCCGGGGCGCTGCTCTCTATGCCGTTCGACAGTCGGCCAGCCCGAGTCATCATTGAGGACATTGTGCGCGGCCAATGGCACCCAGCCGACCGCGACAAAGTGATGCTTGAAACCGCCAAACGGGACGCGGAAAAGTACGATGGCGAAGTAATAATCTACATCGAGCAAGAAGGGGGCTCGGGCGGAAAAGAAATCGGCCAGATGGACGTGGCTAAACTCGCCGGCTTCCCCGTGTTCCTGGACGTGGTAGGAGGCTCACGCAACCGGAAGAAAGACGGAATTAACCTGCCGGGGCCGGCCAAGGTCGTTCGAGCGATGGGGCTGGCGGCCCAAGTCGAAGCGGGTAACGTGGCCATCGTCAAAGGTCCGTGGAACGATGCCTATCTGGATGAAGCCACCGCCTTTCCAGAATCGAGCTACGCGGACCAAGTAGACGCCTGCTCCGGCGGGTTCAACAAGCTCGCCATCCACTGGCAGGGAGAAGCACAAAGCCCGGAGAGGCTTGCGCCACCCCCGGGCTTTGGTAGTAAGATTCTCGAAATGCAGAGCGTCTTGGCTCTCAACCGAAAAAGGCTTTAGCAATCTTTCGGCGCTGCTTTTTTTTGGCCTCAAGCTCAAGAATCGCTCGGTGATACTGGCTCATACTCATGCCCCTTGGCTTCAGTTCGACCAGTTTATCCAGAATCGACTTTGGCAACCGAACGGTCAACATGACAGTGCCCTCGGGGCTCATGGGCGGTCTACCTTTTGGCATGGGCCACCCCCTGCTCCTGCTTCTGCCGCCATTTCCGAAGGTCGAGCGGCCGGCGAATCGTCATCCGTTGCCCTGCCAGCTCGTTCTCCTGCCCGCCCGGATTACCCCAGCGGTTCGGCCAAGAGCGAGTCACCAGCACGTCCAGTTCGTAGTACGCGCCAATCAACCTGCCCTCGTAGAAGTAGCCGTAGACTGGCGGCTCTTGGTCCTCCCACTCGTAGACGCGGAAGTGCGGTTCGAGGGGGGTAATCGGGTCGGCGTCGAAGCTGGCCGGCATGACCAGCGTACCGATTTGCTCAATCAGAAACTCGGGATGGTCGTGGAATGATTTAATCATAGTAGGTTTCTTCCTATCGTGTGGTGGTGGCTCGTTTATTTGCTTCGCGCTCAGCAGCCGCTCGGCCGATTTTCTTCATTGCGTCACCAAAGGCGATTGACAGCCCGGTTACGTCAACGAAAAGGTTTCGCCGCAACTGCCTGATGGCGTCCTCGGCCCTGTCGCACAGCTCGGCCAGCTCCTCGATTGCCAGCCCTGCCCAGTGCAGTTCAGCAGGGGTGGCGGCGGTTGGCTTAGGCTTTGACTTGGCCGTTTCCTCAGTCGTCAACAGTTCGCCGACAGGCGTAGCATGTTCGTCGTGCATATCGTCCTCGTCGCCCCAAAGCCTCCTGCAATACGTCACGGTGTCGCCTAATCCTGCAACTGGGGTCCAGTGTGTATCCATGAATACATTGAAGTGGCCGTCGCTGATTGCACAACGCAATGCCCATTCAAGCGCATCAGGCTCAGTCGCCAGTGCCGCCTCGTAGCCGCCAGCGTAAACCTCAATGGTATTTCCAAGTTCATCAACCGTGGTTTGGATTGTGCGGTAAGTGTATTCCGGCATGTTTCTTAATCTCCTGTTAGGTGGTTTCCTATAGTTCAAAACAATCAAACTCGGTGGATTACTCGGGGTTCGTGCAATAGTTCGAGCTGTTCTTCCATAATCTCGACGCCTTGTTCGTCGCCATTCAAACGGTATTTTTCCAAGCGGTTGCGGTACAGATTACGCCACCACGCAATCACGCCCCCAGCCAGCTCCACCGCCTTATCTTGCAGCGCATCACCCTCAAGCCTGGGCAGCACAAGTGGACTGTAATCGTTCAGGCTTTTCCCTTCAAAATTGACGTGAAATTCCTTGCCAAGCTGCTCCCCGGTTCGCTCGTCAGTCACAATCATCCGGCGCTTTCCGCATGAATAGACAATGCCCTGGGTAAACCAGACGGTCCCGCTGCGGTCCCAATCCCCAATTACCGTTACTTTGTCACCCTTACTGAATGTCGTCATTGCGATTTTCCTTGATTGAATTTTCCGTGATGGTGCAGGCCGTCCGGTGAGCACCGGCTACACGGCGCTGTTAGCGGCGTCTTTCAGTTGACTACCAAATTTCTTAATAAGGCTTTCCAGTTGTCGCACTTGGCGACGTGCGCTCGCACGCTGCTGCTTGTCGTCCTCCCAGCGTCCGGTCAACTGGTCGTTGTTGGCGTGCCCTTCTTCGCGGAACGTATCTAACACGTACCGAGCCTCACGCAAAACAATTTCATCGTCGTAACTGAGGTGCCATAAGCCAACCTCGTCATCCTTCGCAAGATTTTCAAGAGAATACGAAAGCTCGTGAATTTTGCTTGCCGCATTGGCCAATTCTTTAGTAACCATAATTCAATTCCTTGTGTTGCTTTCAGCCACCATTGGCTGGAATAGGTAGTATACTATATCGTATTACAAAACTCAAGCCTTTAATCCTTTCTTTCCCTACCGCAAAAAGCACGTAAAAACGCGGGTAAATAGAAATTCTTGGTCAGTATTGAATAGGTGGCATCCTATTACTACAATCCTCGCAAGGATTCTAGTGCGGCGAGGTAGCCATGTTTAAGTGCAAGATTTGCGAGGGAACAGAAAGGCCTTCCCCGGAAGAGATTGGCAGGGTTTTGGCCTATCTCGGTGCGTACCGTGATTCTGTCACAAAAGACCGGTGCCGTAACTGCCTTTCCTGCTGGATGGAGGAGAAGTTCGGCGTCAATTTACGTGGCGAGGATGAAGGGCCTTGCGGCGCGGTGAGGAAAAGCGGAGGGCCATTTCGGTACGGAAGCGGCGGCGGTAGGCGGATAATGCGAAAGCCGGAGCCGTTTCGATGAGCCCAATCGAGCAGTACATCAACAGCCTCGGCGGCGACCAGCTCAGCGCCCGCGCAATGCCTTGGTCCTACGGCGTTGAAGCGGGGGTTTTCAATTGCGATTGCCTCGTTTGCTGGGCTCAGTCAGTGGAAGTAAGGGCCCCAAAAGCCGCGTCAAAAGTGGTCAGGGTCAATCGGCGTGTGTACTGGAAGCTCAACAATTTACAAAGAATCTCAAGCAGGCCGGCAATCGTAGTCTGCCGATGGCTGGATGGCCTGGGATGGCATGTGGTTGACGGAACGGCCGGCCTTGACGTGGGGCTGGTAAGGATTGCGGTGGATAATTTCAGGAGCGTGTCTGATGGCTAAGAAGGTTTACATTGCGGGGCCGATGCGGGGCAAGAAGTATTACAATTTCCCCGAGTTCGACCGGGTGGGCGGGATACTGCTCTCGAAGGGCTACAAGGTCTACAGTCCTGCCGACTTGGATAGGGAGCACGGCTTCGACCCGTGGGAGCTGCCCAAAGACCACGACTGGAACACATTGCCGGAAGGGTTCGACCTGAAGCAGGCGTTTTTCCGCGACCTTGGCGCAGTGGCCGAGTGCGACTTCATCTGCCTACTCGATGGCTGGACCGATTCAGTCGGGGCTCGCTGCGAATACTTTGCGGCGCGGTGGCTTGGGCTGCGATTCATAACCGAGAGCGACGGGATGATTTTTGAGCTGGGCCCAGGCTGGGAGCCGGCCGGCGCGTCTGTGCATGCCAGCGAGATTCCGCAAGTGGTGGCCAATCACGTTGCGTCGGGGCCGGTGGACGTGTTCTTTAACGGTCAGTTTTTGGGCACGGCTGAAGCCTTGGAGGTAGTTGATAAGCCAACCGAATTAACTCCAGAGCAGGAAAACGAGATTTTGCGGTATCTCACCGAGCAGGCCAGAGCCGGCAACCGAAAGCCACCTGAATCAATCCTCGCCGAAGCTCAGCGTATTACCGGGGGCGACCGGCAAGCCCAATACGGGCCACCGGACCAGGACTTTCGCAGAACGGCGGAAATGTGGACCGGGCTGTTTGGTGATTTACTGAAATCGGGCACTAGATTCGATGCTTTTCACGTTGCGCTCGCTATGATACTGCTGAAATCCAGCCGGCAGATTCACCAGCGCAAACGTGATAACTGGACTGACATCGCCGGATACGCCCACTGCGGGAATGTCTGTGATGAGCAAGCCGCCAAGCCAACATGAGTTCGGTTTCCACGATGAGGAGCACGACAACACCGTGGCCTGCTGGGCCTGCGGCAAGTCCTGCTACGCTCAGCAGCTGGCCGACAGCGAAGTGATTTGCTGCCAGCACTGCTGGGCGAAGATTCCTCACCATCATCGCATGTGGATTCAATTGCTCAGCAAGGCGGCCGAGGAGGGTGGACTTGGCCTGCGAGAGCTGATTGCTCGCAGCAGTACCGAGGGTTTTGACCAGAACGGTGCGGCTGATTGGTTCAGGAGTCTATACGGGCAGGGCGGCTCGAATTGAGAGTTTCACAGGCTTAGGGACATGCCTATAATCTGCGGGAAATCCTCAGAGGTCAGGCCGTGGCAAAATCTCCCCTATTCCGACTTGCCAGCCGAGCGGCGCGTTTTGCTGCGCGCCGTGCTTTCCAGCGTATGCCTGCGGGGAGGGCGATTACCCAGTCCCGACGCCAGCTCAAGGCTGGGGCGATGGCTCCCCTGCGGCGGGCGATGAACAAAGCCAGCCGCGACCTGACCGGCCGAACGGCGATGAACCGGGTGCGGCGGGAGTTGAACCGGACCAGCATGAGCGGCATGGCGATGCAGGCGGTCAATGCCCTGCTTCGCTCGATGGGGCCGTTCGGGCAAGCAATCCAAAGCTCAATCCGCAGCCGCGGCGGGCCGGCCAAGCAGCTTCAAGCAGCGGCCGACTTGCTGCGGTCCTACGGGTACGAGATTCTGGGTAAAGACCCGAATTGGGCGGGCTACCAGCGCGGGGAAGAAGCCGCCAAGGAAGTGTTGGAAAACGCGGGCTACACGATTACGCCTGGCGGTCGAGTCATGCCGGCCAACCCGCCTCGCTGGATGCCATTTCCCGAGGAGGAGGAGCAGCCAGAAGCCACCACCGAAACCGCGACGGCACCCGGCAGGCCCAGCGACACTCAGCGACCGGACCTGAGCGAAGAAACACGCCGGCCACAGCAGCAGCCCGAGGGCGATGAGGATGAGGAGCCAGAGGTTACAGTCACACCGGAGATTCGCACGCCGGCCAGCTCAAACGTCTATTCATTCCAGTACGACTACAGCCGGTCGATTCTCTACGTGCGCTACCAAGAGCACACTGTAAACCCCCGAGCGGCCAAGATGAGCAGTTCTGGCGGGCGAACGCACGTCAAAGGTGAGCTAGGCCGTACAGTGGGCGGCAAGACAGGCGGGCCGGGAGCGCTCTACGCTTATTACGACGTGCCACCCCGAATCTTCGAGCGAATTGTGCGGGCTCCGAGCGCGGGCAAGGCGGTTTGGGATGACCTGCGGATACGCGGCACCGCCTACGGCCACCGATTCCGCTACACCCTCGCAGCCGGCCAAGTGGTCAGCATGGATGGGCAAAAGGGCGTCTACATTCCGCGCAAGGTCACGCCGCAAGGCTTCAGGAGCCGCACACTGGCCATCGAGGGGACTGGCCGGCGAATCTACGGGCACAGTGCCCTACCAGAGGAACGGCGGAATTTCCGTGGCAGACCGAATCAACCGAATCGTGGTACACCTAACCGAGGCCGACCATGACCGCAACCAAGAGTAAGCCGAAGCTGCGAGCGCTGAACCTCGACGCCTTTTACGAGGGGCGGCAAGCCTTCAATTTAGGCCAACCCGCCAGCGTTTGCCCCTACACCAGCCGCAACACGGGACCGGCAAACGAGACTGACCAGCGGCTTGACTGGATGAACGGTTATTACCAAGCGAAGTACGGTGACAAATGGGGAGTGTGATGTTGCACCCGGAACAAATCAGGGTCGGAATGTGGATACGGGTCGAGGACGTTCGGCCCTGCTCGATGCCGATGGGCGATGGGGAAATCTTCGTTCATGCGCAGCAGCTCAGCCAAGCGCAATACGCGCTTTCAACCTTTGGCGGCATGCCGCTGCAAGTCGTGGCGGTGCAGTTTCCGTTTGTCCTGGCGAATTGCGGGCCGCGGGGCTTGCTGATGATTGACCTCCGCTTTAATCGCATCGGCAAGTGCGACAGCAAGTTTGTGGACGTGATTAAGAGGATGCGGGCGCGGAACGCAATGGCGATTGCCCAGCTCCAATCCGAACCAACCCAGCCGCACAGCGATGAAAGCGGCGATGAACCTGAAGAAGTGAGCACCTGATGGACCGTGAAGCACTGGTAAAGGGACTGTTAGGCGGCAAGACGAGCAAGTACCCGCTCTCGGCTCAAACCGTGCCGATGAGCGTGGCCAACGCCAGCAAGACCGACCCCGCCATGATGTGGCCCGGCTCGCCCCCCAACTGGGGTCAGCCGGACATGCCGCATATCTTCAGCTTTGTGGGCCGGTACGGCATGGTGGCCAATGCCTACATGCAGTCGGACGAAGCCCTGATGCACTCCTCGGCCAACGCCGAAATCATGCGGAACGAACCGATGATTATGGAGTGTGTCGAAGCCCGGATGCGATGTGTGGCGCTGCTCAACTGGCACATTCAGCCAGTCGATAACGATGTGCTCCGTGACGCGCTGGACAAAGCCGACAGCCAAGAGACGGCAATGCGGATTCGGGCGGCGCTCAAGAAGCCCAAGAGCGATGCGCAGGTGATGGCGGACAAGCTCACCAGCATCCTCAAGCACACCCCGCACTTTATGAAAATGCGGTACGCGTTGATGGACGCCATCTGGTACGGCAAGACCGCTACAGTGCAGACAATGGGCGTCCGGCCGATTGGCGGCCAGCGGCGGATTTTCGTTCGCAAGTGGGAGCCCAGGCACGGCGACAAGCTGATTTTCCGCTACGCCGATGGCTCTTACGAGTACGACCCCGACCAAGTGGGAATCCGAATCGGGCCGACCACCGAGGCCCATGATGACAAGTGGGTGGATTACGCCGGTTTCGAGCGGTCCCGAGTGGACGCGACCCAGCACGGCTTCGTCTACTGGTTTGATGGCCAGCAGCGGCGTCGAATCTGCCTGCACAAGCACATCATCGAGGACGGCGATTTCATGCGGCCCGAGAAGGCCGGCAGCATCAACGGCGTCGGAATCCGCAGCCGAATTTACTGGACGTGGTGGGCCTATCAAGAGAGCCTGAAACTGCTGCTCGAATACGTCGAGCGGTCGGCACTTGGTATCGAAATTTGGAAGTACCCTGCCCACGACCCCAAGGCTAAGGAACGCACAGAGAAGGCCGCCCAGGAACGCGGGGCCCCTGGCCGGAGCGTGGTGCTTGTGCCAATCCCGACCGGCGAATACGGCGATATGTACGGGGTTCAGATTGTCGAGCCCGGGCTGGGTGGAATCAGTGAGCTGCAATCGGTTTTGCAGACCTTTTTCGGCCACAAAATCAAGCGGTACATTCTCGGCCAAACACTGACCAGCGAGGCAGAAGCGACCGGAATGGGCTCGGGTGTGGCTGATGCGCACCTTGCGACCTTCCATGACATCGTGAGATTCGACGGGCTCAACCTCGAAGAAACCATCACGACCGACTTGCTGCGGCCACTTCAGCAGTGGAATTTCCCCGGCACGGATGACATTTTCCTGCGGTTTGTCATCGACACCGAGTCGCCTGACGCGCAGGAGCGAATCGCCAGCTACCAAGCCGCCTGGGCAATGGGCGTAAAGATTCGCACCGAGGACATTTACGACGCGCTGGGCGCCTCTCCGCCGACCGAAGGCGATGACTTCCTCGACAATCCGGGATTGGAGTCGGCGAGAATCAGCAACGAAGCCCAGAAGCAGCAGATTGCTCAACAGGCGATGATGATGCAGGCCCAGATGGGCGGCGGGCAGGCCCAACAGTTTGTACCCTTCCCCGACATGGGCGAGGGCGGCGTCCCTGGCGATGGCGATGGCGACGGCTTGGCCAACGACCAGCAGGACCAACTATTCGACGACCGGCAAATGGCATTTCAGTCCAACGCCGATGTCGAGCGATATTCCGCCCATCAACCTGCGTACTCGCTAAAGGAACCTGCCTATGGCGAGAAAGACTTGTATTGGTGGGAGGTAACTCGATATGAGGCGAGGACCGACAAAGCGGGCAAACTGTCCTCGAACGTCGAGGTCGAGACGCAGAAGTCGGGCAAACTGCCCGAGCTGCCATACCATCCCGACGCGCTCGACGTGACCAAGCGCGGTTTGCCCAAGGTCAATCAGACTGCGGTGCAATACACCAAGGTGGGGCCGGAGCACGCTCGTTCAGCCGTTCCGATTCTGACCGGCAAAGAACAGCTTTCGGTGCCGACAATGGGCAAAGTCTCGAAGAAGACCGGCCAAGCGACGCCCAAGGCGCTGCATGTGGCACAGGCTATCAACAACCGCTCCACGGGCCGCGGCGGTGTGCTCCATTTGCATCACCCGGAGCATCACGACTTCATTGCCAAGCAGCTTGCCGACGAAGCCCTGCACGCAATCAAAAGCAATGGCGGGGGCACTGGCTGGTACGACAGGCAGATGAAGGGGACAATGCGGTATGTGGGCCGCATGTTTCCGCAAATTAAGTCTGACCGAGGACTGGCGACTGCTTTCAAGGCAATTCTGGCCGTGACGAGCGGCGGTACAGACGTGATGAAGAATTTCGGTAATGCGCTCGACCAGTTTGACCATTACCTGAAAACCTACGACCCCAAAGTCGGGTACGGGCAGTTTAACCACCGGGCAACTGGTGGCGGCAAGCAGCAAAAAGCGATTCGGGCCAACATCAAGCGACTAAACGGTTTGATTCAAGAATACGGGCAAGACGGGCTGCGGAAATTCCTGCTGAGCAAGAGTACGGTCGGCGAACTGCTGAAGAAAGGCTACAAGGCTAATGGAGAGTTGCGGGACCATACAGTTTACAACTCAGCCGTTTTCGGTCCAAAGATTGGAGCTTTTTTCGCCAACTTGCACGGCAAGTACGACCCAGTGACGATGGATATGTGGTGGATGCGGACGGTCAATCGGCTTCGGGGCACGCTCACTAAATACAACCCCGACACGGTTCGGCAGCAGGCCGGATATATCCACAACGCGCTGTTGCACACCAGCCCCTACGAAAAGGACAAGCTGCACGGTTACAAGCGGAACGACCTGATTCGACTCGCCAAGCACGTTCACAGGACGGGCGACCTGTCGCAGGCCGGGCCGCTGAAAGATTGGGCACTTCAGCGATACAAAGCCTTTGCGACTTCAACCAACCCCGCGACGGGCGAAGGCAGTTTCCACGACCGCAACCACGTCAACAACGCCGCCAGGAATTTCTATCGCTCGTTCTTCGAGGAGAACCTAAAGCCCGAGAACGGCATGGACCGACACCATATGCGGAAATTGGCTGAGAAAGTCCAGTTTATCTTAGGTAAACGCGGCCACCACATCACCAACGCCGAGTTGCAGGCCACGCTCTGGTATCACGAAAAGAATCTGTGGCGGCACTTGGGCTACGTCAACACCAAGGCCGAGCCAATGTCGTTCTTGGATGCGGCAAAGGCACATTTTAAGCTGAGAAGCGGAAGGGGGACTCGATGAGCATTTACCGAGCAAGCGGCTGGCATGACGAGGAGCACCCGGACCAGCAGGACTTCGACAACTGGCTGGTCGAAAACGAAGATGCCGTGCATCAAATCCACACTCGCCCAGAGTTTCGCCAGTGGGTTCAAAACGCAATTAACAACCACATCGACGACGGTGACCTGGAGGTGGATTGGGACGCCCCTGACGACGAGGAGCAGACTGACCTGGGGGAATGGACGCCGAACAAGCGGGTGGCGGATAACTCGTTCGGCGATTTCGACCGCTTTCAAGCTGATGCCATCGTGGACCGCTTTGGCCGGTACAAGCCTATGCAGGGCCAAGGCTCGTTCGATTGGGATGAATCAGCGCACCCCCGAGAGCAGGAGGCCCACGACGGCAAGCGGCCCGGTGAGTTTGCGCCAAAGGCGTATGAGGATTGGGACAGCCAGCGGCACGAACGAAACGGCGACAAGCCGACCAGCTTCCTGACCGGCCACAGCTCGGACGGTGTTCGGCAAGCAGCCAAGCAGAATCCGGGGCTCGGCCTGCTGATTACCCCGCTGACCCAGCAATACATTGGGCACGCCGGCGACTACTCGCATATCGCCTTGGATAACGGGGTTTACTCGGAGTTCAAGGGCTCGGCTCCGTTCTCTCCCGAGAAGTTTCGGGCGATGATTGCCAAGGTCGCCAAAGACCCTGCTCTGGCCGCCAAGACGCAGTTTGTGGTCGCTCCTGATGTGGTCGGCGACTGGGAGAAAACCTTAGAGCGGTCAAAGCCGTGGCTGGCGGAGATTCGCAAATCAGGCTTGCCGGTTGCGTTTGCCGCCCAAGACGGGATTGAAAAGAACCCCGACAAAATCCCGTGGGACGATTTTGACGTGTTGTTTATCGGGGGCTCGACTGCTTGGAAGCTCGGGTTCAACCCGATACCTGGCGTTTTCCGGCCAACCGATGACCAACTTCGCAAGGCCGGTTACAACTCTGATTTTGGCAAGATGCTGAAAGAAGCAAAGGCAAGGGGCAAGCGCATTCACATGGGGCGCGTTAATTCGTGGAAGCGGGCCGAAATGGCCAACTACGGGATGCAGCTCGATACGATGGACGGCAACTTCATTGGAGTCGCCCCGGACCAGAACCTTCCCAAAGTGCTCGGGTGGCTCAATGCGATTACCCACGGGATGAAAAAGCCAAGCGAGCAGCAGCCCAACCCCCGCGCATGGACCAATAACGGAGACGGTACTTGGACCACGCCAAACGGGACGGTGTGGAAAAAGGCAAGCAAGGACGGGGAGGTCAGTCCAGTAAACGGCAAGCCATACAGGGGCGGCGAGCTGATGCCGATTCACGGGCTCGCCAGCGGCTTGCCCAAGCCTGAACCTAAACCCAAGCGGGACAAGGACTCAGGACAATCCAAGGTTGATGAGGATGGCCGCCAGAAGGATGATTGGAAAGAGCCCAAAGTCCGGCAACTGACCCCCGAGCAGATTGAACGGGAGAAGGAGGGCCGGGAGCGGCAGCGCAAGTGGGACGAAATCACGTCCGGCATTATCGGCAAGTCGCTGGGGCTGGGCGACCGGCCGCATTATATCGACCGAGGCTGGGGAATAGCCAAGGTCTGGATGGCGGAAGCCGAGCGTATTGGCCCAGAGGCCACAAAAAAACTTGTGGATGCCGCAAAAAAAGTTGCACTTAAAGGCTACGCCGAGCTGTATCGCCAAAAGGGTGAGGCTGACCCGAAAGCGGCGGCGCAGAAAACACTGGATTGGCGGCACGCTAATTGGCAAGAGAGCCTGCTGACTCAAGGCGACGTGTTCACGAAGAAACACAAAGCCAAGAATCCGCATACGCCTGAGTTGCGGCATTACGTGGAGCTGGCCCTAGAGGGTGCCGGCAATCAAATCGACGGTCTGTACGAGATTCACAAAGCACTAGGCGAAGCCGAAAAGCACAGCGCCCAAGCTGAAGTAGACCGCTACGGCAAGGTGAAGCCGATGGCCGGCCAAGCAGCCTTTGATTTTGATAGGCAGGAGCCTAACAAGCAAGCAGAATCGCAGCCAGCACCGGAAGCAGAACCGGAGCCGACCCACCCGTTTGCGATTCGTCTCAAAAGGTATTTGGAGTTGAAAGACAAGGCGGTTCGGGCAGGATTAAAAGAGCCCAGAACTGACCTGCTCAAGTAGTCCTCATAGGCAGGAGCCTAGTAGGTGCCGAAGAAGCAACGGAAGCAGTGCCCAGTCTGCGGCAAGTGGGTAGAGACGGTTAGCCGGACCTGCTCAATCAAGTGTGCCCGAGTCGCCTTTCCCCAGCCTCACCGAAATCCCGACCCGACAGAGGACGAGATACGAGAAGCCTGCGAGGAGATACGCAAAACATGGTCGCCGGAAGAAACAGCGCGCAGGCAGGTCGGCCCCAAGCCGCCTGACACGCCAATCAAAACGATACCCGCCCAGGCTACTCGCCGAGGCGGTCCAACCTACGAGTAAGCGAATGACACTGGCTGAGCGCATCGCTGCCCGACTCTCGGGCATTTCCACGGAACGATTTATGTTTGGCCTGTTCGGTGAGGGCCGAATGGGCGAGGGCGGGTTTGGCAAGCTCCAGATTCTGGGCAAGACGAAGCACGTTACGCGCTGCCAGAACTGCGGGCGGGCCGGCCTGAAACATGCGGTTGTTTGCGCGGTCGTCGGCGAAGATGGCCACCCCACCAACCAGTATTACTACTTTGGGACCGACTGCGCTGCTAAGTTGGCTGGCAAGGCTGAAAAGGACGTGGAAGCCGAAGCCGAGCACCAGGAATCGAGCGGTCGGCCACGAATGAAGAATCTGAAGCCCACCAAGCCCAACGAGGGCCAAATGGAGCTGTCGTTGCGATTTGCGGCAGCATGGCAGGCCCACGTCGAGCGCTACGGCCGGGTGAAGCCGACCAAGGGCCAAGCGGCGTTTGACTTCGACGCGATGGCCAGTGCGCCACAGGCCGAGCCAGCAGCAGGCAAGCCGGCAGCCGTCGAGCCCCCTGCCCTGCCTTCCAAAGGCAAGCAGATGGGTCTGTTTGACCAGCCACAAGCCGCAGCGCCGGCCGCCAAGCCTGCGAGCGACTGGGACGAGAAGAAGCACCCCCGCTGGGACGCTGGCGACAAGCAGCACCACGGCGGGCAGTTTGCGCCAGCGCAGGCCGAGAAGCCAAAAGCCGAAGTGCAGTCTGAGCCTGATTATGAAGCTATCGCCAAGAAGGCGATTTCCGAGGGCAAGGGCGTGCTGTCTCTCGGCCGTGAAATGGGCCTGAGCACCCAGCAGCACCGCAATCTCTGGGCGACCTGGGCTGCAATGGCATCCGAGGAGGGGGACAAAAGCAGCATGCCGCTGTTCAAGCCGGCAGCGAGAAAGCAAGAAGCCCCTGCCGAGCAGCCTGAGAGCGAACATCAATTCCCCAATCTTCAGTGGACGCCGAAGCACGTCGGCGAAATGAGCTACCTGCATGGGCTGGAAATGGAAGCCGGAGGAGGCTTAGCGCACCTGCGCCCGAGCGAAAAGTCTCGGATTACAGCCGCCAAACGGTCGTTGACGCAAGAGCGGAATAAGAAGCCGCTGTTTGCCGAGCAAATCAAAGAAGTGCAGGAAACCCCAGAAGCCCGGGTTGCAAAGTACGACGACAAGTACAAGGAAATGAAAGCCAGTTCGATTTCAAGTGAACTGGCGTCTTGGAAACGGCTGGATGAAAAGTTGGATTCGATGCCGGAGGCCGACAGAAAGAAAATCCTTGAGCACATCAGCCAGCGGCAGTATCTGCAAGACGTGACGAGAGCGATGGGTTTCATCAATCGTGACCCGATTGGGGAAATCGCAGCCAGCGAAAAGAAACGCGCCGAGATTGCGGCTGCCAAGGCAAGGCAGGAACAGCCAGCGGCACAGCCTGCCCAATTCGACTTTGCCGCCATCGTGAAAGAGGCCCGAGCCAAGGGCCAGAATATCCATGCAGCAGCCCGAGAGGCCGGCGTCCCAGTGACGCATGAAAACAAGCGGGCGCTGATGAAAGCGGTAAACGACCTGCCGCCAGAGGAGCCGAAGATTGGCCCGGGGCAAGCGCGGGGGCAAGCGAAGTTCAATGAGGCAAGGGCCAAGGAGGAGCGGCCCGCCGAGTTCAATAACATGACGCCAATAGGCAAGCGTTTACTTGAAGCTACCCGGCACATGGACGATGAGAAATTTAAGAAGTTTATTCGAGAAGCCGCACCAGTCGTGCGAATGAATCAAGCGAGACTGATGGCGCAGATTGACTACGACGGGCTGATGAAAGCTAAGGAGTTTTCGGGGCAAGCAGGTTTTACTAACCCAGACATGCCGTTGTTGTGGCCGCACGATGCCGCCACATTCCCGCAGGCAAACAACCCGCCAGCGATGAACACCACTAAACCTGGCGACTTGTTGTGGTCGCCGACGTTTAGCGGAACCCCGGCTCTGCTTCAGGTCGTATCACGAAACGGCAAGAAGCAAAAGCTAAAAATAATCAGCGGTCCTGATGAAATGATGGTTGGAAAAACGATTGACTGGCACGCCGACCAGAACAACGTCATGTTTCGCGAGGCCACTGCGAAAGAGGCTAAATTATTTGGCCCAAAACCGCCGCAGGAATCGCCGGACGGGCTTCCGCTTTTTGCTTCGTCGAATACCAAAGAGATACCGCCGCAATCAGGTTATCAGTTTCCGCATTTGAAGTGGACGCCCAAGCACATCGGTGAGTTCAATGGTCCGTTCTCGCTGAACAAAATGGCCGACCCCGAGGAATGGCCCTACAAAGAACAACAAGATTACGTCGCAAGAGAATTGCCGATTTTAAAGCAAATCGACGAAAAGCTTGACGCAATGCCGGAGGCCGACCGCAAGCGGATAGTTGAACATTTGGTGCAAAATCCTGCGCTTCAAATCGACGACCATAAAGTTCTTTCGTTTTTAGGCAATAACCCGTTACAGCAGATTGATGCCTTTGAGCGGCCGTATCGTGAGCGAGCTGCAAAACAAGCCGCGGGTAAGCTTGCTGAGCCTGCCGGCGATGGCGATAAAGAAAGTCACAGCCTTGCCGACGAAGCCCGAGAGCTAAGCGAACGGGCGAGCCGGCTCGTCGAGCGGTATTCCGAGGCTGGCGAGTTGCAGCCGGGACTCAAGGGCCAGCAGGATAATCACCCGCACTGGGAAACACCCGAGTTCAAAAGCTGGTTCGGGCAGAGCAAGGCGGTTCAGCCCACCGGCAAACCGCTGCGGGTATTCCACGGCAGCAAGCGACCTGACCGGATTGGCAGCGAGTTCAAGGCCAACCGCGCCACCAGCGGGCCAATGTCGTTTTTTACTGATGACCCGGATATTGCCAGTAGCTACGCGACCGGCAAGCGGGATACCAGCTTGGAAATGCCGGAGAGCTACGCCGGCTGGTTCAAATACAAGCCCCAGGGCAGTCGTGGACACGTCAGCCTCGACCATGCCTGGTATCACCTGCCGCATGAGCAGAAGCAAGCCGCGTTAGAGCGACTGCCGCACGTCAACATCAACGAGGAAGGGGAAATCTCGCACAAGCATGGCCAGGGGACCGTAGCGAGCGGTTGGGACTGGTATCTCAAGCGAGAGGGCCAAGGCAACCCGATTAAGGCTGCGCGGGCTATCTGGCTCGATTCTGGAACGCTGTTCAACGATGAGCACCGATTCCTTGAAGTGCTGAAGCACGCCGGTATCGACACCAGCAATTTCCATTACGAAAGCCCGTGGCATGAGCAGCCAGGGGTTCACCCTGCTTGGCTGTCGATTCAGAATCCGCTCGACACCGCGAATATTCCCGACCATGTTCACGACGCCCTGCATGCTGCTGGACGGCTGAAGCGCGGCAAGACAGGCTCAGGGGCCGACCAGTGGGACAAGCGGCACGTCAGCGGCCGGGATTGGCTGCAACGACTGGCTGAGGATAAGCAGAACGGCACGGCGCACGCTTGGACCAGCATCCCAGACTGGGCGACTAAAACACTCAAGTCGCTTGGGTATGACGGGATTAAGGATATGGGCGGCAAATACGGCGGCCCCAAGCACTCTGTTTGGATTCCGTTCGGTCCTCATCAAATCAAGTCGGCGATGGGCAATCGCGGCACCTACGATTCTGGCAGCAAGAAAATCACCTATGGGGCTGGCGGGCAGGTCGAGCGGTACAGCGCAGGGCACGGCTTCGAGGAGCTGCTGGCCCGAGCCGCCAAATACACCCAGAAGGGCGAGGGCTACAACCGGAATATCCACGCCTCGGCCAATCGAGTCAAAAGCATGTTGGCTCAAGGCCGGCACAAAGAGGCCGCACATTGGGCAGAGGAGCTGAAATTGCGCCTCGATGGCTTGGAGCCCAAGCCAGCCACCAATCTATTCGGGGAAGCGGTCGAGCCTGCACCGCAACCAGCGAAGCAGCAAAGCCTGCTTGACAGCCAAGGCCAAGGGCTGTTGTTTTCTCGAACCGGGCAAACGCAGCGCGGACTGTTTGGCGATGACTACGAAGCCAAGCCGCTCGGAAAGCAGGAAAGCCACCTGCCGGCACCGCCTGAACCGCTCAAGCAGCACAAGCCGAAGCCGAATCAGCAATCGCTATTCTCGGCGGTGGCTGATGCGATGGGGGTCCGTGTGGAGCGCTACCAAAACAGCATCGAAGAATGGATGAAGCAGACAGAGGCCGAGCACCCAGAGGCCGCTAACCTGTTTGCCAGCGAACGCGACAACGCGATTCACCTGCACAATATCGAAATCAACAAAGCCAATCGCGGCAAGGGGATTGGAAGCCAGATTGTCGCCAAGCTGCAAGCCTACGCTCAAAAGAAGCAGAAGCCGATTACCCTTGAGGCGGAATCAGAGCCCGGCAAAAAGGGAGCGCTCGACCGATTCTATAAGTCTGCTGGTTTCCAAAAGCCCGGCCGCCGACGCGATTACAGCCTCCCAGCGGGTCATACACACATTTGGCGACCCAAGACAGAGAATCACTCGGCCGGCGCGTCAATCGAGCGCTACGCAGCCGAGCAGGCCCCTTCTCCGTGGTTTCTCAAGAGCCGCGAACTACTGAAGCAGAAGATGGGCCAGCACGCCCCGGCAAGCCAAGTCCTTGCGCTGCTGAAGAACAACCAAATCAGCCCCGAAGAACTGGAATGGACCGGGCTGGAAAAGCACTTGCGAGCCAAGGGCAACAACCCAGTCAGCCAGCAAGAGCTGCATGACCTGATTGGGAAGTTTGGGGTGGAGGAGAGCGTGTTGGGGGATAAAGGCTATAGCCCCAATCTCCGCAAGTTCATCGACGATACTGGATGGCGGCCGGACGTTGACGGGCCGCTGGATTCCTATATTTGGGGCATGAGCGCCGAAGCTCATCAAGCAGGCCACGCTGATGCCGCCGAGGATTTAATGAACCTCGGCAACGAAGCCCATTTAATACCGAGCAGTAGTGAGCCGAAGTACGGCAAATACTCCTTGCCTGGCGGCGCGAACTATCGGGAAATGCTACTTAGGCTGCCGGATAAAAGCGGCAGTCCGCTGTCGCACTTAGAACTGACCGCTTTGTCGGATTTGCGAGAAGTTGCGCAAAGAGTTGGTCATCAAAACCTCGGAGCGCTGCAGCAAGAGTACGACGAGCTGCTTGGCAGACGGAACGCTCAAGAGCAAGGCCGAAAGCAGAATTACCACTCCTCCCACTGGGATGACCCCAACGTCCTCGCACACGTCCGCTACAAGGACTACACCGGGCCGGACGGGAAGAAGCACCTACACATCGACGAGATTCAATCCGACTGGCACCAGCAGGGCCGGAAAGATGGGTATGACATTGCAATGACGCCCGAGCGGCAAGCCGAATACGACCGGCTTTCCAATGAGCTGCTTCAAGCTCGAAAGTTCCACAGCGAAGATATTGATTTCATCAAGAAGCAGTCGAGGAAAGGACTCGCTGACGACGCAATCGAACAGATGCTGAAACAAAGACAGGCATCGCCGGAGCGTCAAGCCGCCGCGCAAAAAGAGCGGGAATTATCGGAGCAGTTAAAAGCCTATTATCCCAAGGAAAATGCCGCCCCTGACGCCCCGTTTAAGAAAAACTGGCACATGCTGGCGATGAAGCGAATGTTGCACCATGCAGCCGCCAATGGTTACGACCGGGTGACGTGGACGCCAGGAGAGGAGCACGCCGACCGCTACAACCTGCAAAAGCATGTCGCGTTAATCGTGCATGAGCCGAGCACTGGGAAAATTAACGTGCTTGGCCACGACGGCTCTCCTGTGCTGCGTGGTAGCCACAAAGACGGAGTATTTCAGGCAGAAAGAACCGGACCTGACCGGCAGTTTCACGGCAAGCCGCTGCATGAAATTTTTGGTCACGAAGTAACAGAAAAACTCCTCAAAGCCGAGCCAGACTCGTTCACTGGACACGCCGCAATTTCCGGGGACGACCTGAAAATTGGCGGCACTGGGATGCGGGCGTTTTACGACCAAATGCTCCCCGCCGATACCAACAAGCTCATCAAGCGGCACGGCGGCAAGGTCGGCCAGTTCGACCTGCACCTGCCGGACCATAGCGACGGCGGCGGGTTTGAAACCAAGCCTCCCCGGGCAATCAAGGTTCACGGGTTCGACATTACGCCCAGCATGAAAGCCGAAGCCACTGGCGGCAAGGGCCAGTCGATGTTCAGCGTTTACGAGGAGCCCGGCCTGCAAATCGAGCGGTACGAGCAAACCGGCGCAAACCCGCCAGGCTTGCAGCCCCGTTTCCGAATGGGTGCAGGCGAGCAGCGAGCGGCTGAGCAGTTCACCAAAATCCCAAGCACGAAGCCGCCTGCAATCTTCAGCTTCCTCGGTAAGGCCGCTGGGCTTGTCGGCAAGGCTGCTGGCAAGGCTGCCGGAATGGCCAAAGGGGCAGCGGGCCAAGCTGCCGACAAGGCTCTGGGCGCGATTCAACCGGCCGCCGATAAGCTGGCCGGCAAGATTGGGGGCGCTGCCGAAAGCCTCGACCGCAAGGGCCAAGCGGCGATGAGCAAGGTAGGAATGGCACCCAAGCCGGCACCGACACCCGCCAAGGCTCCCAAGGCGCAAGCAGGAGCAGAGAAGCCTGCTACCCAAGGCGTTAAGGCTGGGGCTCCGGTAAGGCTGGGCCAAGCCCATGATATTCACGGGAACGGCCGGCAGATGATTCCCGAGGGCACCCAAGGCACCTACATCGGGCCGCACAGCCAGCCGGGACACGCCGAGGTCGAAATTGGCGGCATCCGGCACGTCATCCCAACGAAGTCGCTGGGTTACTCGGTCGAGCACACCGACCACAAAGCCATCGAGCAGCACAAGCAAACTCAGGCCGAACAGGCCCAAAAGCAAAAGCAGCTCACCGCACGGCAACGGGCTGAAGCGGTCCCCGAGGGCATGGAAAAGGCCGAGCGTAAAAGCCTGCATGTTTCCTCGCATGACCTGCAACCGGGTGACGTGATTCACCACGGCGAACAAGGCGCACATCCCTACGGCCGAGTGCTGGAGGTCCACCCGGACGGCAAGCACGTCGTTGTCGAGGAGGCGACAAGCTCCAAGGGCTCGCCTGATGGGATTGCTACCACCGGGCGGCGATTGACCATCCTGGGCCATGAGAAGATGGAGGGGGGCGGCAGCGCCACCCGCATGTTCCACACCAAGCGAGTCCCCGATGAAGCCCGCCCAATCGGGCAGCGGAAGGAATATCAGGAGTTTTTCGAGGGCGCAAAGCAACTCGGCGTCCATGACGATGTTGCTCACGAAATGGCGATGCAGCTCTGGGATGATTCCCAAGCGATGCGCACCCCCAAAGGCTTCAAAGATGGGGCGAAGGTGCAGACCGAGGAGCAGATGAAAGCTCCGTTCAAGGCCAACTGGCAGCAAGCCCAAGAGGCTAAGGACGCTAAAAACGCACCAGCTCCGGCACAATCCGCACCAGCCCAACCAGCCGCCCAAGCGGCAGCGCAGCCAAAGCCTCGCCATCACGTCAGCAACCTCCAAGCCGGCGATATGATTCGGCCGCTCAAGGGCTCGGAGTCGAAAGTAAACCTGCGTTACCTTGGCCCTGGCTCTAGCAAAGGCTTCATTGCTGTCGAGCACCCGCAGTTTGGCAAACAGGAAGTCTCGGTGAAGTCGGTTGGCCTGCTGATGCCCAAGCAAGGCGGGCGCAAGGTGCCGGCAATGTCCGGCCGCGACCAGATGGCCGAACGGGCTGCCATCATGCAATTCGACGGCGGGTTGAATCGGAAGCAAGCCGCTCGGGCTGCTGTCATCGAGCGTGGCCGGCAGAACGCGCCAGACCTGCACCAAGTCAAGCGAAGCGACTTTGCCATGCAGCGGCAGGGCGTTTTAGCCAAGGACAAGCAGGGCAACGGCTTCCTGCTTTACGGCGGCAAGCGATACCCGCTTTCCCCAGCCGAGTTCGATGGCAATAAGTTGGCCAGTGACCCAGTAAAGATTCGGGAGCGTATTCACCGTGAGCAGATTAAAGCGCTTGCGACCAAAGACCCCGCAGCCGTGCCGGCACACGTCAAAGCGGAATACGAGCACCATTTTGACCGATGGGCCGGCAACAGCCCGTTTGCAAAAGGCGGCGGAAAGCAGCCGCAAAGGCAGAGCGCGAAGAATCAGCCAAATGTCGGACAGATGAGTCTGTCGCCGGGGATGGCAGTCCAGCCACAGGCTCCGCAAACACCTCCGGTTCTACAGCCTCCGATTGAGGCTCGCCGGCAAGCCCAACGAGTCGTCAATGCCGACCCAAGGGGAATCGACACCGAGATTGACCCGAATCGCCCACAGGCTCAAATTGACCGCCGAGAAGCGGCCAATCGGGCTTTCATGGACGCGATTGCGGCCAAGTTTAATCAGAATCAACCCGCTGGCGGTCTAGCAGCGAGCCCACCGCCTACTCAGCCAGTCGTGGCTGCGTCTGCACCGCCAGCGGTTTCTAATCCAGCCCAGGAGCAAAAGACACCGCTCTGGCAGCTCACCCGCCCGCACAAGATGGGGCGGAATGAGGTCAACGTCCAGTTTGACTCAGCCAAACAGCGCGACCTGCATGACTATGCGGCCAGCGTGGCCAATGCTCGCAGCTTCAGCGGCAAAGCTGGTCGAGGGAAACCAAACGGGGCCGAGCAGCAGCGGGCCAAGCTCAAGGCAGTAGCCGACGCCCACTTTGGCGGCGATATGGATGCTGCGCACCAAGAGGCGCTGCAAGTCCGAGCCCACGTCAAAGCCCACATGGCCGGCGCGCAGGATGGCGACCACCGGGTTATCCCGCCGCTGGGAGTCCAGCCGGCCCAGCCACAGGCCCCCGAGCAACCGGCCGGCAGTGACACCATGCCGTGGGACCGACCAGCAGAGCCCAAGGCATTTAAGCCAGCCTCGCCAGAAAAGGCACAGGCGCACACTGAAGGCGTGCTCCGTGGCCACCTGAAAGAGTTTGCCCGGATGGAAGCAGGCAAGACCGAACGACTGCGCCAGCTCTGGAAGCAATATCGGGAGTCGATGGGCGTGCCGGCTGACCGGCGATTCAAAGATGCCAAGCAATTTGAAGCTCAAGTAGCTGGCGGTGCTGACCGTGAAGGCACGAAGATGGCTCGCAGTTTTGACAAAATAGCGCCAGAGCTTGCCAAAGAGGCGAGGATGCTTCTGGGTGGTGATGACAGCAGTAATAAAATCTGGGAGTTCCTGTCCGGCGACCCGCCTCAAGCCCTGAAATGGGACGATGACGAGCTGGCCGAGAAGTTCTGGAAGCGAGTCCACCCAACCTACGCCGAGAGCCTTGAGCGCATGAATCGCGGCGAGTCGCCATTGGAACGGCTCAAACTGGCCGACTTCCTCTCCGATTCGCATGACGATTGGCAAGAGTCAAGCCGATGGCAGGATGACACCGGGCCATATCAAGCCAGCGCAGCCACAAGCAACGCATTTACCGAACGATTTTCCGCAGCATGGTCCAGTCATGGGGGTGGTCGTGAAAAAGAAGGTGTCCGCCGCAGCCGCAAGCTTGCTCGCCGAGGCGGGTAAGTATGTCGTGGTGAATCGCAAAAGCTGGCTCGCTCGTCTGCCGAAAGAGCAGCAGGACGCGATTATCGAGGCTTATCGGTCCATGCCCGGCACGGATATGGTGCTGATTGGCCTTATCAAGGCAATCCGCAAGACCTACGGCGTCACGGCGTCTGAAAGTGCCATCCGTATGACCCTGCGGGGGCTGGATAAGTGAGCGCTAAAGACCTGATTGAACTGGCCAGCGCTGAAGCAGGCGAAGAATCGCGGTACGCCCGTAAAGCCAGAAAGGCCGAGCAGGACTACAAGCGGCTGCAAGCCATTTGCGACCAGCAGGCCGAGCAGATTGAACAGCTCAAGCGGGCCAAGTTCAGCTTCTCCAAGCAGCGCCCAGCCAAACCCAGCAAGACCTACATTCGGTTTATCGTGCCGGATACGCACGGGAGCCTGATTGACCCCAAGGCAGCGGCGGCGATGTTTGCTGACCTGGAGCAGATGGGCGATAAGGTGCGCGAAGTCGTGCTCCTTGGGGACCATTTGGAGTGCGGCGGGTTTCTGGCGCAGCATCACGTCTTAGGTTACGTGGCCCAAAGCGAATACACCTTTGCTGATGACGTGGCGGCGGCCAATGCTTTCCTCGACCAGATTCAAAGACTCGCCCCCAAAGCCAAGATTTACTACCTAGAGGGCAACCACGAAAACCGCATTGAGCGGTGGGTGGTAGACCAAGTGGTCGGCCATGCCAGAGACAAAGCCTATCTACAGTCGATGTTCTGCACTGAATCCGTGCTGGGGCTCCAAGAACGGGGCATCGCCTTCCTCTCCTCGGGCGGCTTCTACGGGCTCCGGGTGCCAGGGGCAATCAAGCTCGGCAAGTGCCACTTCCTGCACGGAAGCAATCACGGCAAGGACGTGGCGCGGAAGATGGCGGGAATGTTTGGCGGCAATGTCGTGTTCGCGCACGTCCACACTCAGCAGGCGGTCACGGTTCGCACGGTCACGGCCGGCGAGATTGGCGCTTGGTGTCCTGGCTGTCTCTGTTACCTGCAACCGCTCTATCGCCACAGCTCTATCACTGATTGGGGACTGGGCTACGCTTTCCAAATCGTTGATGCGAAGTCTGATGACTTCCTGCACTTGAACGTGCCAATAGTCGATGAGCGCAGTTTGCTGCGAGGCTTTTCCGGGGTGCTTTAGCGTATCCCCAAATCACGTCCAACCAGTAGTCGGAGTCGTCGTCATCGAAGTCGAACATGGCCGCAGCTCCATTGGCCCCCGAGGACCATTTTAAGCCACCAGCCACCCGGTCAAAATGAATTTTCCCGAAAGGGAATATCCTATGATTGGCGGGTGTTTTCATCCCGAGCGGGAAAAGGCGATTCAGGGTTGATTGCAAGCCTGATTAACCGATAATTACCGCGAAAATCCGGCGACTGAGCATCAGAGCCACTTTTCTGAGGGCAACCCCTTGGGGTGGTGGCTTTTTCTTTTGGAGTCTAGGCAATGTCCTTTGTAGCTTATTCCAGTCCCAATGCGGTCATCGCCCTAAATCAAACGAAAAGCGCCGAGGTCAATACCCGGGGATTGCAGCCAATCGGCGTCCAGCTTCCAGCAGCGTTTACTGGGACTTCGATTTCGTTTGAGCGGGCCAAGGCTTCAGGCGGCACGTTCGGGCCGGTTCAGAACGTCAGCGGGACTGGGCTTTACTCGGTCCCCTGCGCGGCTGGGCAATACATTCCGCTCGACCCGCTTGTAATGCTCGGAATCAACTTCTTGAAGGTCGTTAGCGGTTCAAGCGAGGGCGCAGAGCGCACGATTGAGGTTGTTTGCATCCCAGTGGCTCATTAACAGTCGGGGTCAGTCGTGGAAGATACGCTGGTGAAGTGGCTGGAAAATCAAGGCCCGTTGTGGGTGATTTACGCGCTCACAATCGTCGGCATCGTGTCTGTTTTTCGGCAGCTTTTCAGATACCTGCCGATTCTGTTTGAGAAGCACGTTGCCCTGCTGGAAAGGACAACCAAGAGTGTTGCCGATTCGGCAGAAGCCATCAGCCGGCTTGGTTCTGACGTGCGAGAAAACAGCAACGAAATCAACGAGACGCAAATCTCCATTTCCGAAGCGGCCAAGCCGTTTAGCAAGGCGCTGGTCGCAATGGCGGCCTCGGAATCGAAAGAGGAAGTTCGCCAGCACCTCGACGAAATGGAAGATATTTTGGCGAAATACACTCATAAGCGGCAGGTATCGGCATGAGCGAAGAACTGGACCTGGACTTGCAACTTGGCTGCTTCTGTAACCTAGACGAGGAGTTGTCGTTTCATGCGATGGACTTCTCGGCCACTGGCCGGCAGTTCACCTTTGCCCTGCCCTACGGGAACTACCCGACTTACAAATGGGCAAACATGCCCAACCCTCAGACAGTCGCGGTGATTCGCGCTGCTTTCTCCGAGTTGTCCAAGGTCAGCGGCGCGAAGTTTGTGGAAACCAGCAAGACCAGCAAGGCGAATATCCGGGTCTACTTCAACAGCTCAATCGAGAACGGCGGCCAGTACGAGGGCAACGGGAAAATCAAGTTTTCGACCAAGCGCAAGCCGCCTGCGCCGATTGCCAAAGCCTGGGTTCAGCATGAAGTGATGCACTATCTGGGTTATCGCTACGCGCCACCTGCCGACAAGTTCTATCACAGCCGCATTAAGACCGAAGTATTCCACGGGGACGGGGGCGGAGTCGTGCTGGGCGCTCACTTTACCAATTGGCTGCAATCAAGGTTTGGTCGATGAATGTAGTTTTACTCGGCAAGCGCGAACCCAACGTCCGCTCCCTGTTCGCCCAAAACGAACTGGGCCTCGCCATCGACATTGGCGACCGCAACGGGGCGAGCGAAGCCAAGCAGACTTGGCGGCGGAATCTGCTTGGATACACCGAAGGGACGGTGGCTCAACTTGGAACGGGCAGCAATGTTACCGATGCGGTTTCAAGTATTAGCGGCTTTTCTAATTCAATAGCATTTGTCGATAATGCGTTGACCCGTTTTGCCTATAAAGTCATTCAGACAGTTGCAAGTGCGAGTTATACATTTTCCTTGTTTGTCCAAATGGACGACGACTCCGCTCCGGTGGTTGGCACTAACACGACAACGGGCGACTTGTGCCTCATTTTGGAAAGTAACTTCGCAACCTCTGGGATTACGGTTTCTCTTGTATCCGGTTCAATTTACCGAATCAGCGGAACGGTTACTGGAAGCGGATTGACGACTAGGAATTTTGGGGCCGTTAAGTACACCGGCCAAAGTGCAAAGGGCTTTCGGGTTACAGGCTATCAGCTTGAAATCGGCTCGCTCTCCACCTACCAGCCCATCACCGACTTCAACACCGAGTTCAAAGCGGCGTTCCCGTCGCACAGCCTCTACGTCGATTCAAATGGCGTGGCCCCTGCTGTTTATCCCGGCGACCAAGTTGGCCTTGTGATTGATTCGAGCCGTGGCGGGCTGGAGAATCTTGGGGCGGAGTTGGTGACGAATGGCGGGTTCGATAGTGATACGTGGTGGACGAAATCAACCAACGTGACTATCTCAGGAGGGCTTGCCAACTATAACACTGTAGCACTGAACAACGGTGTTTTCCGGTCTGGTGTTGTTACGGCTGGAAAGTTCTACGTTGTTACCTTCACGGTAGCTAGTTTTTCGTCCGGTGGCGTTCGTGTTTACACGGGCGGAAATCGAACGTCTACCTACGCAGCAACAGGAACGTATCGGGTTTTCTGTCTTGCCGGAAGTTCTGACACCCAAATCATTTTTGAGGCAACGTCAGCGGGAACGGTCCTCGCTCTCGACAATATCTCCGTCAAGGAAATCCCCGGCATTCACCCGTACCAGACGACCAGCGGAAGTCGCCCGGCCTTGTGCCGTACTCCGGATGGGGGCAGGCGGAATCTGCTGACGTATAGCGAGCAGTTTGACGTAACGAGTGGTGGGTGGGTTAAATTCCAATCAACAATATCACCGAACGCAACAACAGCACCCGATGGGACTTTAACGGCTGATTCGCTTATTGATACGGTGGCTTCTCAAGAGCACAATGCGTATCAAACAGCAACGACGACGACAGCGACTTTTTCTTGCTACGCAAAAGCAAGTGGCCGAAGTGTTGTTGGACTTCGGGCGTATAACTCAGCAAGTCAATTTTACACCGCGATATTTGATTTATCCGGTGGAACCGTAACGCTTGAAAATGAGACAGGGACTACGTTCAGTGGTGTTTCGGCTGCAATTTCCGATTCTGGAAATGGCTGGTATCGTTGCAGCATCACCTATACTCGTTCATTTGGGTTGACGTATCACGTTATTGATTTAGCAACAAGCACTACTCCTACGCTTGGGGCAGGTGGTTCAGAATTTTACACCGGAAACGGGACCGGCATTTTCATTTGGGGAGCCCAACTCGAAACCGGCTCCTCCGCAACCACCTACCAGCGAGTCACCACCACCCACGACGTAACCGAATCCGGCAAGCGAGACTGCTGGGGCCTGTTGGCAGACGGGTCAGACGACAGCCTGATTACGACGAGCGTGGACTTCAACACTTGGACCGCTCAGACACGGCGGAATTTGTTGGTCGATACGGAGAGCTTTGGGACGAGCAGTTGGACGAAAACAAGCTCGACAGTAACGGAAAATTCCGAAGCCAATCCGATAGAAAGTCTTTCGACAGCCGACTCGATAATTGAAGTTGCTGCTACTTCAGCCCACAATGTGCAGCAAGCGGCTACTTTCACTACAAGTGCTGTTCACACCTATTCTGTCTACGCAAAAGCAAACGGAAGAAACCTGCAATTCGTTATACCTACGGCGGTGGTGACATCAGGCTATGCAAACTTTGATTTGATAAACGGCGTGGTTGGTGATAAGTCGGCAGGTGTGACCCAGCAAATCACTTCTTTAGGAAACGGCTGGTATCGCTGCGCTATCGAATTTACGGCAGCGACAGGTAGTTCGCAAACAATCAATTTAGCTTTAATTACAGCAAGTAATTCTGCTCGCGGCCAATCGTATCTCGGCGATGGAACCAGCGGGATTTACCTCTGGGGAGCCCAACTTGAACTCGGCACTCTCACCGACTACCAGCGAGTCGGCACCGACAAGATGACCGTGATGGCGGGGGTGCAGAAGAATAGCAATGCTTTCACGCCTGCTATTATAGAGCTTTCTGCGACTTCTTTGACTAATAATGGAAGTTTTCATCTTGGCTCTGGTGAAAACAATACAGGAAACTATTACTTGCAGTTAAGAGGAACATCTGTAAATGGATACAGTCCACGCATTTACAATTCTCCACATACGGGGGTCGTTTCTGCTCAATTTAATATTGCTCAATCCGCTAAAGCTGATGAAATAACAGCACGAGTAAATGGAGTTTCGGATAATGGTGCATCAGTTGGCACTGATGCAGGAACAGGAAACTTTGGAAACTATCCTATTTATATCGGTCGCCGCAACAACGCAGTGCTTCCATTCAACGGCATCATCTACACGCTCATCGTACGTGGAGCCGCAACACCCACGGGGACGATTGCAGATTTTGAGCGAAACCTGTTAGCCAAACGTGCGGGGGTAACTTTCTAATGAGTCAAACAGAGTGGAAATACAGCATCGTGATGATTGCCCCAACGTACACCCGCGACGGGGCCAATGCAGTTGCCGAAGCACTGGGGCACGGGCCGAATAACTTCTCAGCAACGCTCTCGGCAGACGGGCAGACGGTGACGCACTACGGTTGCCGGACACAAGCTCAACAGTCATTCGTGGACCTGCTGGCCGGAATGGGGCAAGGCGAGTTTCCGCCAATTGAGGGAGCAGACCCGCAGGTTATTGGTACTATTCTCGCCAGCCTGATTATCGACATATCGGAAAATGAGGATGGGTTCAGTCATTTCAATCGGGTCATCGAGGCCAACGGGCTGACACGGTTTGAAGTGGAACCCATTCAGTAACAAACCACGATAGATGGAAAGGTTTAGGACATGCCATTTCTCAACGACCGGGTATTTGACAACGGCCTGACGGTCTTGGACACCGAAGGCAACCGACTGGACATTTGCTCCAGCGAGCCGACGACCTACACGCAGGCGACAAGCACGCTAACCCTCGGCAATAAAACGCTGGGTGCTGGCGACATTGGCGCACCTGCTGCCGGTTCGCCCAACGGTCGGCAGGTGACGGTTCAGGCCTTGACCGCCGGGACCGTCACTGCAACCGGCACGGCGACCCACTACGCCATCACCGACACGGGCAACTCACGCCTTCTGGCGACTGGTGCTTTGTCCTCGTCGCAATCCGTGACCAACGGCAACACGTTTTCCACCAGTTCATTCACCATTCGCATCCCGCAGGCGAGCTAACAAATGGCTGACAACGTAGCAATCACGCCGGGCAGCGGGGCAACCGCAGCATCCGACGACATCGGCGGCGTCCAGTTCCAGAGAATCAAGCTGGTGCATGGCGCAGATGGCGTCAACGACGGCGACGTGTCGTCGGCCAATGGCCTGCCCGTGCAAGGTGTGGGCGAATTGATGGAGGCGATTGAGGCACTGCGGTTGGCAGTGCAATCGCTGACGCGAAGCATCGGGTTGGCGACGGTCGATGTAACTGGCCGAACAAGGATGCTGGCCGAAAACCCGACTGCTGCCAACTTGCAGGCGACTGTCTCGCTGAACGCGGGTCAAACACTCGGAACCGTGACTACCTTAACCACCATGACCAACCAATCGCAGATGGGCGGGTTGGCGACCAACGACCAAATTCCGGCTTTGATGCACTTGCAAGCCGACAATCTTCGACGAAACATTTCCGTGACCTAAGAGGACGCAATGGCAACTACAAACGGCAACCGCAAGATTCTGGACCTGAAACGCTGGGAAATGGTGACACCTGCGCCGCAGGCGACAGCGGCGGCACATTTTATCGTGTCGTCGCGGCACCACCGGCAGCAGCAGATGTTGGTTTCTTCAGCCACCGTTGCTCAATTCTACAATCCTAACGAAGATGGCTGGGTACTGCTTCCTTCGCCTGCTTTGGCGGGAACGTTCGCGGCTGGTGCGTGTGGAACGGGGACTGCGATTGGGCCATCTGGCACGGCGACTGGCGGCACGACATCAACCATTGTCACGAACCTTACGCTGGCTCGCAGTCTGAGCGGATACAGCATCCACATCACGGGCGGACCTAACGCTGGCGTAACTCTTCTAATCGTCTCCAACACCATCGGGGCAAGCGCGACGATTACTGTTGAGGCACAGGCCAGTGCATTTACTGCCTCGACAACTTATCGTTTGCTCACGCCGCGATGGTACATTTTGAACGCCATTACTGCCGCCGGTACAACGACCGCGAACGTGTTTAAGTTCTACGATTTCGCGACCAACACTTGGACTGCCGCAGAAACCGGCGCAACGGACGGCATTGCCCCAGCGGCAGTTATCGGCACTGACGGCAGATTGGTCGCCACTCCGTCTTGGGTTGACGACGAATACAAGGCGTTTGCTACGGGCACCGCGACGGCAGGCGGCGCATCTACGCTGACCAACAGCGCAAAGAACTGGACTACGAACCAGTGGGCAAACTATCAAGTCCGCATTGTCAGCGGAACGGGCGCGGGGCAAATCCGCACCATTGCGAGCAACACTGCCACGGTCATTACGACGAGCGCAGCTTGGACAACACAGCCAGATAACACCTCGGTCTATAGCATCGAAGGCAACGACGACTTCATTTATTACATGGGTTCCAATGCTGTGACGCTGTACCGCTACAGCATTAGCGGCGGCTCCTGGTCTACGCTCTCTCCCGGCGTTGCTCGCGGCGCAGCCCCCGGTGTCGGAATGTCAGGACAGTGGATTCATAGCGTTTCCGACAGTCAGTGGACGGGCGAGAACGCGATTCTGAACGGGAAGTATATCTACTCATTCCGTGGTGCTGCCGGCGCATTGCTCGACCGTTACGACATTGCGGCCAACACTTGGTCCGCTGTGTCCTACGCTCCGGCAGCCGAGACGTTCACGACTGGCTCAAAATGGGTCTACATGAAAGACGCGATTTACGCGCAAAAAGAGAATACCGGTCGCTGGTTCCGATTTGACATCGCCGGACACAAGATGGACGGTTGGAGCACAATGCTTTACCCGCAAGGAGCGGCTGTTTTGGGAGACACCGCTTTTGACATTACCTACAAGGACGGGGCGACCGAAATCGACTACATCTATATGGTCCTCAACACCTCCGCCATCCACCTCCGCCAAATGGTGATTTAATGACAATTCCCTATCTCATCGAACTATTGCACCGCAAAGTTGCCAATCTTACGATGCTGCGCACCAGCGCGGCCGCGCTCGGTGAAATCGAGCAGGTCGAGCAGTTGGACGTTCAAATCGCGGAGACAGAAACGACGCTTGAGGCGTTGCGGAGCCTGTAAATAAATGGCTGAGCTGCAAGGGCTGACATTCCTGTTTGGCGGTTTGCTTGGGGCTGGGGCAGCCGGCAACGACTCCCTCACCCTTAGCGGAATTGCTGCCGGGACGCCCGTTTGCGGCACGCCAACCCTGACGCAGAATCACGCCCTCGGGCCGAACAACCTCGCAGCGGGCACGCCAGTTTGCGGCCAGCCGACGGTCACACTGGCCGGAACGCTCGAACCGCTGAGCCTGACAGCCGGAACGCCGGTACTCGGCACCAGCACCCTCGCGCAGAATCACAGCCTCGGGCCGAACGGGCTGGCGACTGGTTCGCCTGTGGTGGGGACAACCAGCCTCACGCAGAACCACAGCCTCACGGCGACTGGTCTGGTCGCCGGGTCGCCGGTGCTGCAAGGTGCGGCCCTGATACAGAACCACGTACTGGGTCCAAGTGGACTGGCTGCCGGAACGCCGGTTTGTGGGGTGTTGCCTTTTAGCCAGGGGCATGTTCTCAATTCTGCGTCATTGGCCGCAGGGCAACCAGTCCTTGGAAGTCCGACGCTTTTATCGATTCCGCCAATTGTTGGAAGCTCATGGTGGATTTATTGGTACTCATTCAAGGTGATGACAATGCAAAATAACCAAGCCGGCCAATCAATCACGATGCTGGCCATCGACACGGCAACTGGCAAGCCAAAGACCGGAGACGCGGCGAACCTGACTGCTTACGTCAGCAAGGACGATGGAGCGGTGACGGCGCTGGGGGATGCGTCGGCATCGGAATTGAACGCGACAAACGCGAAGGGACTCTACACCTGGACACTATCTCAGGCAGAGACCAATGCCGACAAGTTGGTGTTCTCGGGCAAGAGCACCACGACAAACGTGGAGCTTATTCCGGTGACCGTCTACACAACGACCGATGTGGACACAGGAGCGATTGCATTGGCCGTTCGCTCTGAGCTTGCCGTGGAACTGGCTCGAATCGACGTGGCCATTTCAACCCGGACGGGCGGAGGCAGCGGCGGAACAGCGTATTCCATCACTGTCACCGATGGAGTTTTGCCGCTGGACGGGGTGGCGGTCTGGGTGACAACGGATGAGGCCGGAACCAATGCGATTGCCGGCCCGGTGCACACCAACGCGATGGGTCAAGCTGTTTTTGCCCTGGAGCCCGGCTCTTATTATGCTTTCTGCCAGCGGTCTGGCACGAATTTCACGAACCCCCAGCCCATCACTGTAGCGTAGGTGCCAAATGACTCTAATTGTAGGTTCTCCAGCCGCTGGCGGCTTTAATGTGACTGGCGCAGATTTGATGGCCAGGTTCGACCCTGATTCGATTGCCCGTCTGGCCTCGGACGACCGGGCAGCTTCGCTCAGCCGAGCTGATGTGGCCGCTCACCCAAACGTAACCACGGCCGTCTCGGACGCGAAGGGAAGGTTTTTGGCGGCTGTGCAATTTGGCGGGCGATACCGCCTGGCTGACCTGAACAGCTTGACCGCGGAGTCGCTCGAATACGCCAAGCGGATTGTCTGCACGCTGGCGATGGCGATGCTGATGGGCCGCAGGCTCGGCAGTCACGCTGAAGAACGGCAAAGACTCATTCAGGAAGCCCAAATGGCCTTGGATTTTCTGTCGGCCGGCAAAGACGTGTTTACGCTCGAACAGCAGCTCGACGCGGGATTGCTGGAACATCAAGAGGTTTCTGAAACCGTCCTGATTAACCGGAACCTGCGAGTAGAGCAGCTAAAAGGCCATCTGTTCAGCCACTAAATTTCGGGTTGCGTCATAGGTAGCTACCTTTAGAATCGCGGGCGTTTTGGTTTAAAGTGATTCGGAAGATGCAATCAAGAAAGAAGGTGATTTGTGTTCTGGAAAGTGATTATCGCGCTTTTCCAAGCGGTTCTGGCCAACCCGCAGCTCTTGAATGAGATTCTGGCCAACATCAAAGAGTTTATTGAGCTGGTCAAGCAGATTTGGGGCGATGACGGGAAGAACGTCGTGGCCCAGGCGGACCTGGAAGCCAGTGGATTGCTCGAAGGCCGGGCAGGTGGATTGATTGAGCTGATTAGGTGGCTGATGGCCAACCCCGAGACGCTCAAGATGATTCTGGATTTCCTGCGGGCAATCGGCGTCCTGAAGTCGTAATTATCCGTTCCGCTTTTCTGACTGCCGGGGCTCCCATGTCCGACCGCTGGTTTTCCGTTCCCGACGACCTTCGCAGCGACTACTCCATTCTTTCGGAGTCTCCGCCTGCTGTTTGGTCAATTGACCCAAAGGTTTTTGAGCCGATTTGGGCCCAGGGAATCACGGGCGAGGGGGTAAAGGTCTGCGTTTGCGATACGGGCATTGTCAGTCATCCGAACGTCAAGAAGGCCGAGCAGTCGCGGAATTTCACCAATTCAGGCTCTGGCGCCAATGACGTAACCGACCGGAACGGGCACGGGACGCACTGCGCCGGCACGATTCTGGGTTCTGGCGGAATTGGCGTGGCTCCAGGTGCGACCTTGATGGTCGCCAAGGTGCTCAGTGATTCCGGCTCGGGCTCAACGAGCTGGATTAACGCCGGCCTGATTTGGGCGGCCGAGAACGGGGCTGACATTGCCAGTCGTTCGCTGGGCGGTTCTCAAGGCGACCAAGACGACGTGAAGGCAATCAATGAGGCTTACGCCAAGGGATTGTCAATCGACGTGTGTGCTGCTGGTAACTCCGGTTTCAGTGGCGGCGGGAACACGATTGGCTACCCGGCCCGGTACGACCTTGGCGTTTGCGTCGGGGCCACCCGGCGAGACGGGCAGATTGCCAACTTCTCCTCGGGCGGGCCGCAGATGGACGTGGCCACCCCGGGCGAGCAGATTATCTCGGCCAGCTATCGCGGTGGCTTCACGGCGATGAGCGGCACCAGCATGGCGACTCCGTTCATGGCGGGGCTGCTGGCTCTGGTGATTTGCAAGATGCGAAAGACTGGCCGGCCGGTCCCGATGGGATTCATGGGTTGGCTGGAATTTCTTTCGACCAAGGGATTTTTGGAGGACCGGGGGGCACCGGGAT